CTTCTTGGACCCGCAGCTCTGATTCTTTCTTAGCTGGCGTCTCTTTACCGACAATCTTGGTCTTCACCGGCCCATTCGCCGGGAACGTACTCATCATGGTCTCGGACTGAAACTTCACCAGCGCCTCAGACAGCATCGGGTGGTACACCCCGCACGCTCCCGGCCACGGCTCCATCCGCTCCTCGATCTTCATCCCAAGAAGCTCAAGCCCGTCGACATAGGTCTGCATCCAGTCTTTACGCGACGAGATGTCATCGTCAAAGTCGCCAAGCAATTCAGATGCCAGCAGTTGCAGGTCACCGTCGGACAGGTACTCCGCCAAGTTGGCATTGAAGTCTTCTGCCGTTTCTTTCTCCGGGGTGAGCATGATCTCCAGCCCATCCATCCCGATAGTTACTGCCTCGGGATTTTCGATCTCAATTTCTATAGGCGGCGCGTCTTGCTGTTCCTCCAGATCGATAAAAGAGGGGGTGGTGTAGAGCGCTTTGTCGATGTTTGTTGCCATGTTTATTCCTAGTAGTACGCCGCACGACGGCTACGGAAAGCCGGGGGGTCATCTCGGCTGTCATCAGACAGGGTAATAAATCCACCGCGACGAAAGCGCGTCAGCGCCATAGTTATACAGTCTACATAATCGTCGTGCTCGCCGTTGGGAAACTCGGCGCATTCGTTAATCAGTTCGTGCGCCCACCGCAGATCCGGTGCCCAGACCGCTCCATCGAAAAGAAGCGGGGCAACAGAGTTCACCCGTGCACGCTTATCATTAGAAACACCGGCTTTACCCCTTGAGGGGCTGTAGTCCTCAACAAACAGGTCCATCCGCCGCAATTCCTGAATCAGCGGTGCACCGGCAGCTTTCTTCTCAATCAGCAAACAGTCTGGGGTCCACTCTTTATAGTGCTCCAAGCACTTCTTTTTCAGGTCCGGAAACTCCAACCGCGCCTTGAAGGCGTTGAGTAGAATCAGTTCGTGACGGCTTTTCTCTTCGTTGAAGAACACGCCCATCGTCACGCAGGCGCTGTAGTCGTTATGACTCTTGGTGTCGTGTGCCGTATCCCAGACTTGAAGCGTGAACTCCACCATAGGCGGATCTTCTTTCTCCCAGATCTTCCACCACTCGCGCTTGAGTATCGCCCCTTCTTCAGAAGTCGGATCCTGCATGTACTGCGCCGACCAGAACTGGGACTGCATCCCTGCGCGTTTCGCCTGCAACTGCTCAACTGGCCATTGTTCAGGCCAAAGGCTTCTGCCAGATGGCAGAATCGCCGGAAAGCGAACTTCTCTCCAAGGGATACTCTCGGGATTCTCCACCGCCCACTGAAGCGCCCTACCAATCGGGTCTTTTTTACCCCAGCGGGTACCGATCATTACGATCCGACCCCCGGGCATCAGGCGCTGTAAGGGACCGACCTGCATATATTCCCAAGCGGTAGCAAACGCACTGTCCGGATTGGCAAGAACGGCTTGTTCTGACACCAAGTCATCGGCAATCAGCAGATGTGCACCGTGACCTGCGACGTTTGCCCCAATACCAATCGCTAAATACTTCCCTCCAGCGGTTGTCGTCCAGTTATCCGACGCGCTTTTGTCTTTCGAGACCTGCGTTTGTGGGAAAAGCTCCTGATATGCAGGGCTGTCGATGAGATTTCGGACTTTTCGGCCAAAATCGGCGGAAAGTGCTGCGGTGTGCGTCACCATCATGATGTGATGGTGGGGGTTATGCCCGAGATACCACGCTACAAACAGGTACGCGATGGTCTCAGATTTACCAAAACGCGGGGGCATGGAGACTGTAAGGCGTGTTTGCGCCCCATCTCGGACTTCGTGCAAGATCGGTTTAAGAAACCGGTGGTGCGGACCCTCTTTCCAGTCCGGATACAGCCGCGCACAGAACTGAAGGAAGTCGTCGCGTGCCGCTTTGATGGCTTTCTTTTGCTGCAAGGCTTCTAACTCATCTAGAAGCGCTTGTTTTTCCGCTTTTGGCAGCGTATGTAGGGATCTTAATAGCGAAGAAAGCGCCGTAGTGTCTAGACTCTCAAGCATTCGCCCCCTCCGAACGCTCGGCTACTGCCCCGATCTCATCGTCGAGATTGGTTTCTTCTATGTCTATAGCGGGGGCGTCGGATTTTTCTAGGATCAGTGCCCCGTCCATCGGCGTCAGGAGCTTCTCCAGCCTTTCTCTCAGCCGCTTTTCGATCTCTTCCTCGGAAACATCCTTCTTCGTCACCTCCACGCGCTCAGTAAACAGCGCCACTTCGGTGACGTTACCCAGCATCTGCAAGGCTTTGAGCCTGATCCGGGCGTCTGGATGGGTGGTTTCCTCGAGAATCTTGGAGACGGTATAGCTACGCAGCTCTTTGGCCCGCTCCACAAACTCCCAATCGTATGCCGTCAGCATGCCGACGAGTTGCTGAACCGCCGGAGGCGTCTTTATTGCAACCAGCGCAGTCTTTTGCGCGTCGGTGTCCGGGTTAAAGTTCAGGGCGTTGAACGCTTCTCGCGCTACCGCCTGTTCCTGCCGCTCGGTAATAGCGTCGTCTGGGGGAACCCCCAGCTCTTTTAACCAATCTGCCGTCGCAACCTGCGCCTCTAATATATTAGAGGGCTTGGCCTTTTTGAGCGGAACAAAATCTTCAACCGCTCCCGGCTCCGGAGAAAACGAAATCAGATCCTCAAACATGAGACTGTGCTCCCATTTATGAATAGTGTATACTCGATTGCGTCTGTGTGGCAACAGACATGGTTTGGCTCCTCCTTCAGAAGTTTGCCCCGTACTAAGTTGCGGGGCTTTTTTTATGGGTGTGTGTAAAAGGTTTGACGCGATTACTGGAAAAATTTTATATAGGGGGTGGGGGGTAGGCGTTTGGAAAGAGGCCGGGGGGTGTTTGCGGGAAGGGGGTGGATTGACTGTGAAATGAAAAAGTGGGCTGCGTGGGTCTGGAACAGTGTTCTGTCATCGCCCCGGAGAGGCTCATTGCAGTTTTGGGGGGTGGGGTCGCTCACAAACGTGATCCTAAAAAAGCCCCTGTGCTATAATGTAATCACGTTGGCAGTCCGGCCAGCGCAACCAATCCGGGACACGTGTCCCGCTTTCAGGAGATGTACCATGCAATCCACCGACCTTACCAAAGCGATCCTCAAGACCTTCAAGACCGGCGACGACGATGAAGCCGCACTCGCGGATGTCGTCAGGCTCGCGAAGCGCATGAAGCGCGAAACCTTTGAGCCGCTCGCTCAACGGCTCGCGAGCACGAAGTACGATGTCCCTTTGATTACGAAGTCGACTGGGCGCATCGTGTTCGACTCCAGCGCGGACAAGTACGAGACGGCGAGGAAGCGCGTCCAGCGCCTGATCAAGGCGGTGTACGAGACGAGCCAGTCGACCGAGGAGATCGAGATCCCCGTTGAGCTTCTGGCGCTCGCTGCCAAGCTTGCGAAGGCGGCGAAAGAGTACGAGGGTTCGCGCTCGCTCGCGAGCAAGGCGCTGGCGCAGGCTTTTGCCAAGTGATTGACGGATTTTTCACCGGTGCGTCCCTGTCTGCGAGGGTGGGGACGCTGTTCCGGGACACCTGTCCCGCTTTTCTTTCTAGGACACCAAATGAAAACGTACACCCGCTTTGCTGACCTTCCATCCACTGCCATCTATCTCGGCTCAGAGAACGGAGACGGCTCCATGTACGAAGACCTCGAAGATGCAATCGACCAAGCTCTCAACCCCGTGCGCCTCAAAGAACCCGACGGACACGTCGCCTACTTCGACCTCATCGACTAACATGTATACCGTGAGAAAGCCCGTTCTCACAAGCACTGTCACACTGCATGCAAGTGGTCCACCAAAATCCCATTCTCCCCGCGCCACTACCCTCGCGCAAAGCTAGGCGTGGTGCGGCTCTCCGACAAAGCGCACCTACTACATATACTATATCTATATATATATTTATATTTATATATATCTCTCTACGTGCATCCTCTCTGGCGCTTTTCTTTTGGGAGAAAGCGCCGTTGGTGTAGAGAAATTTTTTCTCTTTGGTTAGTTGTGCCAAAACAGGCGTGGTAGAAGGTGCGCAATAGTGCCAACCCGCACCACGTCTAGCTCTCCGCGCATTTGGTGGCGCGGTGCGAACAGGATTACAATGGACCACTTGCACCTGTGTATTCCGACTGCTGTTTCTAAACCGTTGTTTTGCAAGGAGATTCTTCATGCGACTAAAATCCGTACTAATGGGACGGGACATTGTCCCGCTTTCTGAGATGCTTGCATGGTGCAAAGCCCAGCGCCGACACGCCAGCAAGGGCACCCCCCGCCACGCCACCTACGATCTGCTTGTACAAACCCTCGAGCACCTGCGCCATGAGCAGGACGTCGAGCAGATACCAACCCCTAAGTTCATCCGCCTGTGTGAGAAAGCCCGCACCCATGCAGGTTGGGCGAGGACGATACCGAAGCCTGAGCCAGACGCCCCTCTACCGCCCGATCACCGCATGTGCCCGAAGTGCAAGGGCATACAGCCTGACCGCGAGTTCCTCATGCAGGCAACCGACGGGCAGAGGAAGGTCTACGGCTGGCACACCAAGCGCAACACACGGTGGGTGACCAACGCCTATTGCAGGCGCTGTCGAACGAATCGGATCAAGCGGGATCGCAGGAATCAGAAGTACGCATACCTACGTTCCCACCCCCTCACGGCCTTGATACTCACGCTCAGGGAGAGCTGTCGGCTATCCCGACGGCACCTTCGGGCTGCGTGCAACCTGCATGCGGTGAACTTCTACGAAGCCAAGACACAGGCGCTAGCCAACGCCATCGACACGCTCGAGCACCTGCTCGACACGGCACCCGACGCACCGATCCCACCCGTGTCCGACTGGACACAACTACTGAAGGAGGACGAACGACAGAAGCTCAGCCAGTTACATCACACGCTGCTCATGCAGCGCCTACCCGGGCGTAGCCCGACACTTTAACGGGACAGTTGTCCCGGTTTCAACTTCAAGGAGAGTGACATGCAGAAGCAAGAACGGTACTCAGCGCACATCAAGCTGCGCCAGAACGATCAGGAGATCACGCTGTACTTCAGCGGGCTGACCAAGAAGGAGGCAGAGACTGTGTTCAAGGTGCTGGAGGATAACTACTCACACATCACGAGCAGCGCTGAGCTAGCTCGGTTCGGATGGGAGGTGACGGAATGAACCGCAAGAACAAAGAGATTCTCGCAGCCACGCTGCTCGCCATCACCGTGGCGTTCTGGACGTGGCAGTTCGTTGAGCATTTAGCGAAGTAACGGCGACCAGTGTCGCCTT